ATGCTTTCCCGTACAGAAAACGGCTTTAAGCTTATTATCATCATGACCAGATGGAGCAATGATGACCTGGCTGGCTTCATTCTTTCCAATTACCAGAATGTAATCCATGTGAATTATAAGGCCGTTCAGGATGATGGCAGCATGCTATGCCCGGCCATCCTATCCAAGGAAGAATTTGAACTGAAAACCAAGAACATGAACAAGGATATTGTTGCCGCCAATTACCAGCAGGAACCCATTGATATTAAGGGCCGCTTGTATTCATCCTTCAAAACCTATACGGATATTCCCAGGGATGATCATGGCAATCCGCTTTTCAAGTATCTGCTGAATTACACAGATACAGCGGATGAAGGCAGCGATTATCTTTGTTCTATTTGCTATGGGATGTATGGGGATGCCTATTACATCCTGGATGTGCTGTATACCAAAGATGCTATGGAAATCACAGAACCAGCAGCGGCCCGGATGCTGACCAATAACAATATCGGCTGTGCCATTATTGAATCCAATAACGGTGGCCGGGGCTTTGCCAGGAATGTGGAAAAGGAATGCAAGGAATTGGGAAACCGCCATACCAATATCAAATGGTTTCACCAATCGAAAAATAAGATTGCCAGAATCCTTTCCAATAGCACTTCGGTTATGAATAACCTTTATTTCCCGGTGAACTGGATGGATAAATGGCCAGACTTCGCCAGGGATATTACCAGGTATCAGCGGGAAGGGAAGAATGCCCACGATGATGCGCCGGATGCGCTTACGGGGGTATATGAGAATCCGAAACCGCTGGGCCAATGGATGCACTAAAACAGGGGGATGATTCAATGGAATTGCTTGTTACCATCCGGGATAAGATTGCCACATATGCGGAAATGCGGCCCTATGTATGCGGCAATAGTGATTATGTAATCCATTTTGATATGGATGAAGAATGGGCTGCGCATGAAACGAAAACGGCCAGATTCGTGAAGGATGATGGCACATATCAGGATCAGGTATTCACCGGGAATGATTGCCCTGTGCCTGTGATTTCCAATACCTTCGGCATTCGGGTGGGCGTATTTGCTGGCGATTTGCACACCACCACCCCGGCCTATATCCCGGCGAAGAAAAGCATTTTGTGCGCTTCTGGGATGCCTTCTGCGCCTTCTGATGATGTATATGCCCAGATTATGGAGCATCTGAACCAGATTGAGCAGAACGGCGTATCTGATGCGGAAATCAAGGCGGCTATTGCTGCTTATCTGGAAGAAAACCCTGTGGAAGGCGTAACCCCGGAAGAAGTGGAAGCGGCCATTGAAAAGTATATGCAGGAGCATCCTGTACTGGTGGAAGAATCTGATCCCACCGTACCCGATTGGGCGAAACAGCCTGAAAAGCCCACATATACGGCGCAGGAAGTGGGCGCACAGCCTAAAGGTGATTATGCGCTGAAAAGTGAAATCCCGAATGTTCCCGTGCAATCCGTCAACGGCCAGACGGGGAATGTACATCTTGCTATTCCCCCGGCCTACGAATTGCCCACGGCATCCGCTGATACCAAAGGCGGCGTGAAGGTTGGCAACGGCTTGCAAATGACCGGGGATGTGCTGGGGGTGAAGCCGGAAGGTGTGTATGAACTGATTGAAACTATCACGCTGGAAACTGAATCGACTATTGTAAGAACTGCCGAACCTGACGGTACCGATTACCGATTCACCAAGATGCTTTGGCTGATAAATTTGCCGGGGACGAAAACAACAGAAGGTGCGTTTTATATTAGAGGGGCTGGCGGTGATGTTGGTTATGCCTATATATCGGCTGGCGCTTCTCAAAAGTTTATCGCTTATGAGATTGGCGTTGTAAATGGTTATTGGCGTGGGTGCGGTACGCTATGGGGTGCGGCAAGCTCCCAGATAACGGGAAACAATATTTTGATGAAACCAGAAGAGTTTGTCAAAACGAAAAAGGTGGATCGCCCTTACATTCGTGGTTTTGAGATATGGGCAAAGCTTCCTGTGGGGGCGACAGTAACAATCTGGGGGGTGCGTGCAGATGCCTAAAATCAATATCAACGGCGTAACCCGTGAAATGACCCCGGAAGAGATTGCGGAAATGGAGCGCCTTGCGGCTGAAATGCCAGCGCCGGAAATGACAGCGGAAGAAAGGCTGGCGGCGCTGGAAGAAAAGCTGGATATTCTTGATATTATTCTTGGGGGTGGCTGATATGCCGGATTTGCAAAGAAGCGATATTATCAAGGTGGATTTAAGCCGCCAGTTATTGCGCACCAATGCCGGGGAAATCCTGGCCATGGGTGATGATTGCGCCAATCGGTTTGGCGCTGATTTGGTGCGGAACGGGCTTCCCGTCAATGTGGATGGATGCCTGGCCATTGGCTATTTCATCCGGCCTGATGGGTATACCTGTATGATTCAGGGCGTGGCTGAAGGAAGCATGGCCTATGTGGATTTGCCGGAAGCCTGTTACACTTCGGAAGGCGTTTTCAGCCTGGCCATCAAGCTGAAAAGCGAAGAAATGAATTGTACCCTGCGCATTATTGATGGCTATTTGCGGCGCACGGAAACGGGGATTTATGTTGATCCCGGCACGGTGGTTCCTGATATTGCTGATTTGCTGATGCAGATTGAGCGCATGGAACGGGGAACGGCAGCGGCGGCAGAAGCGGCAGAGAATGCAAACAATGCTGCCAATGAAGCTAATGCCGCTGCAAATGCGGCTTATAGCGCTGCTTCTGAAGCTTGGGGAGCGGCTTCTGAAGCCAATGCTTCCAAGGCCAATGAATATAATCAGCAAGCGAAAACGCATGCCGAAAACGCTGCTGCATCGGCTTCCGCTGCGGATGCTTCTGCTTCTGCTTCCGCATCTTCTGCGGCCCAGGCCAAGCAGATTGCAGATAGCATGGGCGATGCCCTGAAAGTAAGTAACGGCGTAACCATTACCGTTCCTGCATCAGCCTGGACGGGTGAAGAAGCGCCCTATACGGCCACGGTGGCATGCAGCAATGCGAAGGCTGACAATTATCTGGATATCAGCCCGGCTGGCCATGCAAACAGCAAAGAACAGCGTGAAGCAATCAGAAACGCCTTGATTATGGTAACAGGCCAGGGCGCTGGAACCATCACCCTTACGGCAGATGGCGCAAAGCCGGAAATGGATATTTTCGTCAATGTACTGGAGGTGATCTGATGATTATCAGCAATTTCCCTGGCGGGGGCGGGGCAAGCGGCCCGAAGAAAAAAGCCTTTGCTGATTGTACATGGGCAGAAGTATCCGAAATCTGCAAGGCTGGATTGGCTGGCCAATATTGGAATATTGGTGATACCAAGGAAATGATTTACGGCGATTCAACAAAAATGCTTCGTATCATTGGTTTTGACCATGATATAGTAAGCGATCCAGCAACCTATGGGAGAGATAAAGCCGGGATCACGCTGGAATTGGTGCAAGTACCTGTCAATCTCCAAAGCCGTTGGCTTCAAACAAATTACACGGTTGGGCAATGGTATACTTCAAGCAATGAATACCATAGCTTAATCCGAAAAACGTTGCTGCCAAATTATAGGGCTGAAGTAATTCCGCAATATTTAAGTGATGTAATTGTTGATGTTCAAAAAGAGTTTATGCATGACAGCGGCGCAATAAGAACTGTAAGCGATTCGCTTTTTATCTTATCAGCCAATGAAATTTTCGGCACATACGCATCCGGTGACGGAAGCGAAGGAACACAATATGCCTACTATACAGCCGGAAATTCAAAAGTAAAAAAGAATACAAGCAACACAGCCATTATGTATTGGACACGTTCAAAGAGGTATAACAAAGGATATGTGTATTATGTCGGAACAACGGGATCTATCGCAGAAAAATCTTTGATTGAAGAAGGATTGTACGCTGTTCCCTGCATGTGCATTTGAGGGGGTGATTGCATGTACCGATTGACGAAAGACGGAAACGAAATTGCCCTGGCCAATGAAATGCACTATATCCGCATGCAAGAAAATGGGGCCTATGGCCTATGCGATAAGCAGGAAGCGGATGGGGTTGCCGCTGATAACAAGGTATACCATTTCGGCAAAGATATTGATACGGTGGATTTCGTGGATGGCGTGGCTGAACTGGAAATCCTGAATATCATCCTGGAAGGTGAATGAACATGACGAAAGAACATGCCTATAAGCTTCGGGCCATCTTGGAAAAGGCTGCGCAAGGGCTGGAAGATATGGATGCCAGCATGGCCCCCAGCTTCTTCCCCAGGCTGAAGGAAGATGGAAGCCTGGTATCTGCTGGCACGAAAATCAACTGGCTGGGAAGCGTGAAAAGGGCGGCGGTTGATCTTTGGGATACGGCTGAAAGCAATCCCAGCAATGCGCCTGATTTATGGGAAGATATCAGCTTCAAGGATGGATACAGAATCATCCCGGAAACCATCACGGCAGGGCTTGCCTTTGCCAAGGATGAATTTGGCTGGTGGAATGGGATGCTTTACAAATCCACGATTGCCAATAATGTATGGAATCCCGAAGCGTACCCTGAAGGATGGGCGCTGGTGGAATAAAGGAAAGGGGGCGGCGAAGTGCTGACACCGGGGGAAATCAAGGCCCTGATTGATAATGATGCGGCCAGCGAAAAGAAACGGCTGGCCAGAATCGGGGATCAATACTATAAGGGCAATCATGATATCAAGAAATTCCGCATCTTCTTTATCAATGCCAAAGGCGAACTGGAAGAAGATTTGACAAAGAGCAATATTAAGATTTGCCATCCTTTCTACAAAATTCTTGTTGATCAGGGCGCACAGTATGCACTTTCCATCAAAGGAGAATTTTTCAAATCTGATATTCCTGAATTGAAAGCGGAATTGGATTCCCGTTTCAATAATAATGATGAATACAAAGCCCAGCTATATAAAACCGTGTGCGGCTGTATGGCAAAGGGTGATGAATATTTCTACGCATATCAAAACAAAAAGGGGAAAACTTCCTTCAAGCGTGCCAATAGCCTGAATGTGATTGAGGTGGAAGCACGCTTTTCCAGCGATAAGAGCAGCCATATCATCTATCATTATATTGATAGGGTTGATAAGGATGGCAAGAAAATCAGGCGAATCCAGGATTGGAACGAAAAGGAAACCTATTTCTATGTGCAAATAGAAAATGGCCAGATTGTGCCGGATGTGGAAGCGAAAATCAACCCCAGGCCGCACATTGTATATCAGAAAGACAGGGAAAACGCCCTGTATTATGATTCATACGGCAAGATTCCTTTCGTTCGGCTGGATTATAACGCAAGCCGGGAAAGCGATATCCTTTTGATCAAGGATAAGATTGATAGCTATGATCTGATGAATTGCGGCCTTGCCAATAATATCCAGGATACCAATGAAGCGCTGTATGTGGTAAAGGGATTCCAGGGGGATAATCTGGATGAACTGATGCAGAATATCAAGGCAAAGAAGCATATTGGCGTTGATGAAAATGGCGGGATTGAAGTGCATACGGTTGCCATTCCCTATGAAGCCAGAAAGATCAAGATGGAAATTGACGAAAAGAATATTTTCATCTTTGGCGGCGGCATCAATACGGAAGCCCTGAAGGATACTTCCGCAAC